TTGTGTTCTTGTAATACCTACAACTCTTAAGTTCTCCTCATTAGGGTACATACTATTAGTATGTGAGGGTACATACTGTGGGTAATATCCTCACTTATAGTGTATCCTCTCCTCATCATTCATAGGTACATCCAGAAAGTATTACACCATCCCATCCTATTCATTCCTCATCATCATAGGAAAGAAGGAGAGAGGGTATGTTTATACTATGGGGGTGAGGAGAGAGGGATAGGGGGGGTAATATATTATTATTATGGGGGAGGGAAAGGGAGAGAGGAGAGGGGGTTCCTCTCTCCCGGGGTGGGCACGGCTCTACTCGCCGAGCAGCTTCCTCATGTTCCTGAGGAACTGCTCGGCTTCTTCCCTTTCTTTGTTCAGCTCTTCGAGCTGACGCTGTCTCCTGTCGAGCTCCCGGTTGAACCACTCCTGGAGCTCGTCTATCTTCCTGTTCGCCTCCTCAATCTCCACACCTACCTGGTCGAGGAAGGTTATCGTCTCGTCCAGGTAGATTCTGAGACCGGCTTTTATATCGGCTATTCTCTTTATGCCGGTCTTTTTCAGGACACCTATCCCGGGTATTTTCAGCACCTTCTCACCTCCTTAGACTATTGCACCGTCAAATACGGTGAGCTTAACATCAACCCTCATTCTTAGATTCTCGCAGATACTGTGCCTGTCCATGCACGCCTTCGTGCAGCTCCCGGAGTCCTCTGCGGTGCAGTAAAAGAGCACCTGAGTATTGGTCGGAAAGTCCATTAGTCAAGCACCTCCACATCCTTCGGGTATATCTCGTAGTCGGAGCCTATCAGGAACCTGTGGAGCGGGTGGGCAACACACCCGAACTCCCTAATCCTGACCTTCCTCTCCTCAATCCACCACGCTTCGTCGGGGAACAGGGACAGCACGAAGGGATAGGGCTTTCCGTCCTCCTTCAGGAGCCTCGCATGATAGACCACTTCGTAAACATCGTCTAAGTACCTGAACTGGTTAATGTGCTCCCACCTGATGGGGAATATCAGGAAGAGTCTCCACAGCACCTCATTCTTGATGGTGTGCGGGTACCCTGAGTTGTCCCTCCATGCGACTATGTTCCAGGAGCGGTTAGCCTTCCTCCTCTTCCCGTCCCAGCACTTCATTCTCGCCATGTACACCTCCCCGACGGTTCCCACGATACCGTCCGGGTACTGCTCCTTCAGCTTCCGGGCATACCTCTCCCCCCGCTTAGCCGAGAAGAGAGTCTCCAGCTCCACGAATCCCATTCAATCCTCACCTCCCTTAATCATGCTCCCATCGGGGTAAACTCTCATATACTCCCCGAAGTCCGTAGCCCTGAACAGCGGTCTAAAGTTTATCCTCTTAATCAGCACCTCCAGCAGGTCTTTGACCTGCTTCCCGGTCAGGGCAACCCTGGCATTCAGCTCCGGGTTACCCGAGTCCCTCACCGCAAAGACCACGCCTTCCCTGCCGTTTTCTGCCCCGGCAACGAAGGCGACCACTTCCAGCACCTTCATTCCATTCTCACAGCTCACGTACTCCCTTATCACCTTACTCATCTCTCCACACTCCTGGCAGCTGCTTGACAATCCACTTCCTCAGCCTGTACATCATCTTCGCCAGCCTCACCCTCTCTGGATGCTTCCTCCTGTACTCCCTCTTCCTCTCCACCACGGCGTCCCTGTTCCTCCTGTACCACTCTTTGCTCCACTCCCTCACCTTCTCCTTCTTGCACTTCGGGCAGTAGTTGGCATGCTTGTAGCTTATCTTCCTGTACCTCCGCTTTACCGGGAACCTCCTCCCGCACAGCGTACAGCTCGCCATTTTCAGGAAGATGTCCCAGTCGGGGTACTTCTGCTGGAGGGCATGGAGCTGCTGGTAGAGCTGCGGGGTACCGAGCATCTCCCGGTACCCGTCCCTGGTAGGGAAGCAGTCTATGGTCAGGCTCACCACTCCACCCCCAGCCTCGCTGGTACCCCCTGCCTGAAGGGGTGCTTTACCTCCACCATCAGGGTGATGTAGTCCGCCAGGTCGTAGAGCCACGCCGGTATTCCCCTGGTGGGCACTCCGAACTCGGAGATTGGCACGAAGTTCCCACACCCGGCGAAGCCAATCTCCTTCTGCTTCTCCTCATTACACAGCAGGGTATCGACCATGTACCGGTACCGGGACTTACATATCTTGCACCCGAACAGCCTCCCGGTGAGGTACCACTCCTTCTCCGGTGCCATTCTCACAATGTCCTCAATCTCCCTCCGGGAGATGTGCCCGAAGCTGTACGCCACCAGCACCTCGTCCAGCACTATGGAGTCATAGTACTCCACCCTCTCCCTGAGCTTCTTTATGGCGGAGAGGACTCTCCTCCTGAGAAGCTTTTTGTCCTGCATGCACTCCCCGCACTGGGAGCACCTCTGCTCCCTCCGCATCTCCGGGTTGAGGCACTTAGTCCCGTACTGGATTATATCCACCCTGGCGGAGGGGTGCTTCTCGAAGAAGAACTTATAGTCCCCGGCATTCCGGTCATTCTTGTAGAACTGGATTATCAGCCCCCGACCGTCATGCCCGAGGGCTCTAATCAGATGCCCTATGCTGCTGGTGGTCTTGCCGGCTCCATCACCTGTCAATACGTGAATCACTATTCCTTCCTCCGGAAGGCTTTAAGAATCTCCTCATCCCCGGGACTCATATCCTGACACTTCCTCCGAACTCTCTCCAGGGCATCACGGTACCCTGCTTTGTAGCCCACCTCGAAAGCCTGGAATACCAGCTCCTCCAGAGCACTCCCGAACATCATCACTCACCCCCTCTCATCTACCGTCCCTATCATTGTAGGGACACCTGTAAGGTATGACCTTCCTATCACCTCTGTTTACCTCGTCGATGAGAGTGCACGGTGGTTTGCATACCTGGCATCTGGCATATCTGTGGTGAATGCTCCACACCATCGCCAGGTAGTGTCCCGCCTTCAGTAAGTCCTTCTCGTCCATAGTGGTGGGATACCGGCTGACGTACTTCAGCACGTTACCCAGGGCAAAGCTCACCAGGTCGAGCTTACTGTGTATCAGGTCTATGGTCTCCACGCCACCCCTCGCATATTTGTCCACCTTTGTCTCCTCAATCCACTCCTTCAGCCTGTCCACGTACTTCTCCTCATTCACGTCCAGCACCTCCCATAAAGTCCGTTATTTTCCCGTTTTTCAGCAGCTCCCGTTTTTTCCGCTCCTCCAGGTGGATTATCGTCCCAACATCAGCCACTCCAAGCCCGCACAGGACACCCACACCCTCCATGCAGAAGGCAGTCCTCACCAGCTCCCGCTTCACATCCCCGACGTAGGCTCTCCCCTCCCTGTACTCCAGGAGAGTGGTGGAGAGCCTCATGAGCTGTTCCACGGTGTCTATCAGGACTTTATCCTTGCCGAATCGCTTCAGGTACTTCTCGTGTAGCCCCCTCCTCAGCTCATAGCCCTTCAGCACTTCAATCCCTCCTATCATCCTTAGAACTATTCACCTCTCTCGCCCTCTTACCCCAGTAGTCGAGAGCGTCCAACAACGACTCACACCAATAGCTGAACTCTGCCACCTCAGCCACCTCTCTCTGTCCCGAAGAAGTCCTCGTAGCTGAAGGCAAGCTCTATCCATTTGCCCTGCTTCATGAAGCACTTGTTGCACCTCTCACATCCATAGACGGTCATACCTCTGGCGTAATGCTCTCTTGCCATTGCGCTACCGCATTCTGGGCATCCTCGCCTGCTACCAGAATGCCTCTCATTTATGAAATATGCTACCTCTCGCAAGACTTCTCACCTCCACTAATGGTCAGATATGGGTAACATCAAAAACTTTGTTATTTGGTGGCATATTACATTTCTCAGTCCCGGAAGCTATTGAGTTTTAGAGCCGGAATCTTCCTCTACTATGTTAATCACAAGCTCCAGCGCATCCCTTGCATCCACCAGGTAGGTGAATAAGTCCTGGACTGTCTCTGCATGCTCCTTCAGCTCCGGAGAGTACTTATTCAGGACTTCGAGCTCGTCAATCAGAATCTTTACGTCCTTCCTCACACTGTCCACTTCCTCAACCCACTTCTCCAGTATCTTCACCTCTACCACCTCCTAAAGTGTACACGACTCCGCATCCTCACACTTCCTGACCGGCTGCCCCTCCCGGCTGCCGTCCCTGTACACCGTTATCCCCTTACAGCCCCAGTCCCACGCCTTCACGAATATCTCCTCCACATCCCTCTCTGTGGCGTGGCTGGGAAGGTTCACCGTCTTACTGACACCATTCTGGATGTACTCCTGCCAGGCAGCCAGCACCCTGAGGTGCTGCATAGGGCTTATATCGTGGGTGGTCTCCAGCAGCTCCTCGTCAACCACCTTCTTTAACGGGTGCTCCCACCTGAACCTTTTCCCCAGGATGTGGAACTCCTGAGAGTAGGCGAAGTTGGGCTCAATACCCGAACTCACCCCCGCTATTCTGCTGAGCGTCCCGGTAGGTGCGATGGAGGTAACGGTGGCATTCCTGACCCTGAGCTCAAAGTCAGTATCCCAGAGGGAATCCTCCCAGGCGGGAAAGACACCCCTCTCCTCCGCCAGCCTTTCACTCTCCCACACCGCAACGTCATTGAGGACACTGCCAACATAGTCAATCACCCCGAACACGTCCTTACTGGAGTACTTTACCCCCATCAGGAGGAGCATATCGTGGAATCCCATCACTCCGAGCCCAATCCTGCGGGTAGCCAGCGTGGCGACCTTTATCTGGGGCAGCGGGAACTTATTCACGGAAATTACGTTATCGAGGAACCGCACCGCAACGCTTATGGTGTACTTAAACTTATCGTAGTCGAGCTCGCCCCACTCGTCCACCATGTTGGCGAGGTTTATCGAGCCCAGGTTGCACGACTCATAAGGGTGCATCGGCACCTCCGAGCAGTTGTGCACCGCAATCCCGTTAATGAATGCCCAGGGCTGCTCCTCGGTCATCTTGAAGTCGTACACGGGCTTATACCCGGCGTCCTCAATCTTTACGACCTCTCTCGGTGTGGTCGGAGTAACTACTCGCTCACCAAGACAATCCTTAGCCGGCTTGAACCCCTCGGTCGTCATCACCTGGTGCTCCGGGGTGAGCTCCAGAGTCATGCCGTTGCTCAGAACCAGCCTGATGCACCTCTTCACCCCGGTAAACCAGCTCCTCTCCCAGTCCTCAATCCTCACCAGCCCGTCAGGGGTGAGGACAAGGGAGCCCTCTGCTATACAAGGATTCGTCGCCCTTATATCCCCCCAGTGAGGCAGGACGTTATCCCTGTTTATCGAGTCGTAGAACAACAGTCCCGGCTCACCGTTTTTCCACGCCTGGTGCACTATCAGCTCTAAGTCCTCCCTGCTACTGGGACTCTCCATATCTTCGTCAGAAATCATCACGCTGATGTTAAAGTTCTGGAGCTCCTTCCCGTCATCCTTAGCCGTTACGAACTTCCTGAGCTCGGGGTGGGGGAAGTCCAGGATACCCATGTTCGCCCCACGGCGCTTTCCACCCTGCTTTATAACGTCAGTGGCTGCGTTAAAGACCTTCATAAAGGAGACGACTCCGGATGCGACGCCGTTGGTGCTCCTCACAGGCGAGCCCTCGGGACGAAGGGGTGAGAAGTTAAAGCCCGTCCCCCCACCACTCTTGTGAATGAGAGCCATATGCTTTAACGTGGTGAAAATCCCCTCCATGCTGTCTCTAATTGGGAGGACGAAGCATGCAGAGAGCTGCCCCAGTGGAGTACCGGCATTCATGAGTGTTGGGGAGTTGGGCAGGAAGTCGAGGTTGTACATCAGCTCAAAGAACCTCTTAGCCCACTCAGTCCTGTTTCCGGGCTTCTCCGCCCCGGCAACAGCCTTCGCCACCCGGGCACACAGCTTCTCCCAGTCCTCACCCGGGAGGTAGTACCTCTCCCTTAGAATATCCTCGGCTACCGGACTCAACCTCATAACATCACCTGCCCCTACTCCGCACCTTATCGTCAACAAAATTTGCTGTAATAGGTATTTAGTGATTGATGGCACACCTCCGGAGGTAATAGTGTTGTTGCGGTGGGTGGGTGGGTTATTCTAATGCCTCACAAGAAGCGCATCAGAAAGAAGAGAAAGACAGGACACATCAGGTGGAGCCCTTTTACAGAGGAAGGCAGGAAGAACATCCAGGAGCTCCAGAAGATGGTGCTCTCCGGTCTCACAGATGAGGAGATTGGGGAGCGCCTTGGCTTAAATGCCCGCTACGTATCTCAGCTCAGAACTCGCCTGAAAAAGAAGTACGGGATTGACCTCAGGAAGAGAAAAGAGAAGATAAAAATCCCGCCGAGTGCCAGGAAGGAGCTCCGCAGGGGAGTTAAGACCAAGCTCGACGAAGATTTGGGCACCCGTACCAAGAAGCTCTTCGGTGGCAGGAAGGTAGAAGTTCCTGGAATCCTCCAGCTTTCAGACGAAGAGCTCTTCTACCTCAGGGAGCACCCGGAGGAGTTCGCCCGCAGGTGCATAATCTGGAATGGAAAGAGGCTGGAGCTGGACGACTACCAGATAGCCTGGATTAAAGACCCTGCGAAGTTCAAGATAGCCAATAAGTCCCGCAGAGTAGGCTTATCCTTTGCAACTGCTTTTATGGCATTCCACAGGGCAATTTTCTACCCCGGGAGCGTGGAGCTCTTCGTATCCATCAAGGAGGACAGGGCTAAAGAGCTCATGGACTACGTTTACGCCTTTGCCGGGAGCAACCCGGAGCTCTTTGACGGAATTTTCGTGGAGAAGCAGAGGCTGTACTGCTCTCTGACCAACGGCTCCAGAATCTACTCTCTCTCCAACTCCCCGTCGGGTGTGAGGGGAATCCCTCAGTTCAAAGACGTTGACGTGTACATAGATGAGTTCGCCCACTTTAAGAGCGGTCAGGATGAGCGCCTCTACCAGGCTCTCATAGCGTCCGTGAGTCTCGGAGGTACCATGAGCATCTGGTCAACCCCCTTCGGCAAGCGGGGGCTCTTCTATAAGATTTGGCAGGAGAGCGACCCCAACCACGATAAGTACAACGGATATTCGAGACACGAAATACCCTGGTGGAAGTGCCCGAGAATTGATAAAAACACAATCGAAGCAATAAAAAGAGCTGTTGACCCGATTACTTTCCGCCAAGAATTCTGCTGCGAATTCGTATCTTCAGGAGAAGAGCTTTTCACAGAAGATATTATATTAGACGCCCAGGAGGACGGAATACTAATAGACGAACCTTATTCGACCAATCCCTTTTACATAGGTGTAGATTTTGCTCAGAAGCACGACTCTACTGCAATAGTTGTGGTGGAATATGCCGACGACGCATATATAGTCCGCCATATAGAAGAGGTGAAGGGCAGAGGCATAGAGTTCATAATCCCCCGCATCGAATCTCTGAACTCCAAATTTCGCCCCACTGGTATTTATTGTGATGAGACGGGCATGGGTATCCCCCTTGTCAGGGAGCTCTCCAACCGTCTCGGCTCGGTGGTGCAGGGTATAACCTTCACGAACCAGAAGAAGGACGCCCTGATAATGAACCTGTGGCACCTCTTTAACGACGGGAAGATAAAAATCCCACCCCACGAGGAGCTTAAGAACCAGCTCCTGCGGATGGAGCGCCAGGAGACTCCGACCGGAGCTCCGAAGTACACCGGAAAGGTGGAAGGTAAGAAAGATGACCTGGTATGGGCTCTTGCACTCGCCTGCCACTCAGATAACCGTCGCTGGAGTGGTGTTATATCTTTCGGAGATGTTGACGTGCTGGACGGGCTCATAGATTTTGCGTAGGAGGGGTTTTTTGCAGTTAGTTATCCTTGCCTCTCAGGAGGAGACGACTCAGAAGCGCAGGACGTACCTCAGCAGAGCCCCTATTGTAGGGTTCTGGGAGGATGGTAGGGTAACAAGAGACCTCCACGAGCTCCTGGAGCTCTACAAACAAGACCCTATGGCTCAGAGGGCAATTGACACCAAGGCGAAAGACCTCTTCGAGGCTGGTTTTGAGATTGTGGGGCTCGAAGAGGAGGAGAGCAACGTAATAGACGAGCTGAAGCGTCTCCTCCGTCGTGTCAGATTTAAGGAGAAGGCGTCCGCCTGGGCTCGGGACGCTATGGTCTATGGCAACGGCTACCTGGAGATTATCTACGCTGGCGACACCGCTGCCCCCGAGCAGCCTCCCAACGGGACGGATATTGCGGACGTGGTGCTTGTATCCCCACGGCAGATGATTATCGTCGAGGACAACGACCCCGAGAGCCCGGAGTACGGAAAAATCGTGGGCTACCTCTCCATCCCCCCGATGGGTGGGAGGCAGTTCCCCGAGCGCCTGATTATCGACAAATCCGAGGTCGAGATGTACCAGGGACGCCTGATTCACCCCGACCGCATCCTTCACCTTAAGTTCAACTCCCTCTCCGACTCTCACCTCGGAATGAGCCTTCTGGAGCCCGCCTACCACGTCCTGAAGTCCAAAATAGATGCTGACAAGGTGCTTGGCACGATAATGGTGAGGTTCGCCAAGCCCATCCTCGATATTGAGATAGAAAACGGCACAGTAGAGGAAATTAAGAAAGCAGGGCAGTATGCAGCCCTCATGAATAAGCACGTTAATGAAGTCTCCTTTATCGCCCACGACGACAAGCTGAAGCTGGATATTAAGGGTGCCCAGGGGAAGGCTATCCCTCCACGGGACTACATGGACTACCTGGTGGAGCAGCTCGCCGTGTGCTTCGGGATACCCAAGACCCTCATAGTGGGAGCAGAGCAAGGCAGCATCTCGGGCTCCGACCTGAACCTGGTATCCTACTTCCAGTCCCTCGAAAAAGACCAGCAGACCGTCCTCACACCTCTCATCCTGGAGCTCTTCAGGAGGTACTGGCGGGTTAAGTACGGTAAAGACCTCCCAGAGGATATAGATATACGCTGGAACCGCCTGTATTCCGACGAGCTCGCATCCGAGAAGTTCAAGACCCTCGGTACCCAGAACCTCATAGCAGCCTACAACGCAGGACTTCTCCCCAGGGAGGGTGCGAGGAAGAAGCTGTGTGAGATGTATGATATTAAGTACGAGGACGACGAGGAGGCTTATCAGAAAGGTGGAAAGGGCACCCCTCCCCCCCCGAAAGCTCCTGAAAAGCCCGAAAACCCCGAGCAGCAGGTAAATCCCTTCGGAGGTAAGGAAGATGGAAAAGATAACCCTGAACAGTAAGCCCAATACGATTGAGATGGAGAATGGGCTTCTGAGGATTACAGGCGTCCTCCTCGCCCCGGGTAAGTGGAACCGGAGGCGCTACCTTAAGGAGGAGGTCGCCAGTGCGAAAATCCCCGACGTAACGAAGAAGCCGGTGAAGCTCACCAAGAACCACGGTGAGAGCATAGAGGATGACATCGGTGTGTTTACCAAAATTTACCACAGTGATAAAGGTATAGAGTACGAGGCGTACATAGATGATAGGGACACCATTCGAAGAATCACCAACAGGATGGAGACCCTTAAGAAGCTCGGACTCCCGGTCGAGAATGCCTTCGAGATAAGCTCCGAGATTTACGCTGACGTGAAGTACGACTCGAAGCTCGGTGAGACTATCATGAGGAACATCCGCCTGAAGCGGGCATCACTGGTGCTGGACGGCGCATGCTCACCTCCCAACTGCACCGTCAACCCCGAGGTGAACTCCGAGAAGGTGGAGAATGCGACGAAGTGTGAGCAGCAGTACATGACGCCCGACCAGCAGCGCTTTAAGAAGGGCTGGGAGGGCTGCATGGAGGCAATGAGAGTGTGCAGGGGCTTCGACAAGAAGAGGGCCACTGCGATGTGCAACTATATCTTCTGGCGGAGGAACAAAGACGAGGACTTCGACGTGATAAAACTCCTCGAAGAGATTAAGAATGCCGAAGATATAGACGCTTACATCGAGAAGCTGAGGCAGGAGTACCTGGAGTACTTTGCGGAGCAGATAGCCGAAGTGCTGGAAAAATACCCCTGGGAGCAGTGCATCAGAGACCAGATGAAGAGGTATGGTGATGAGGAAATCGCCAGAAAGGTGTGTGCAAAAATCAGGTGGGAGAGTAAAGGTAAAAGGAAGAACAAAATACTCGAAGAGGTGGTGAAGATGGACAAGGAAAAGGTTGACGAGCTCTTTGCCGACTTCATCAGGGAGAAGCTCGGCATGCAGGAGCCGGAGGAGCTTGACGATAATACCTCCGAGACAGTCGTGAACAGTGAGGAGAGCCAGGAAGCTCCGGTCGAGGAGACGAAGGAGGAGCTTACAGAGAGTAAGGAGGAGGTAACCGAGAAGGAGGACAGCGACGACGTGGAGAAGCTCAGAGAGGAGCTCAGAGAGTATAAGCTCGCCCTTGTGGAGGAGATTCTGGAGTGCGAGTGCCTTAAGGGTGCCGTTACGAAGGAGGAGCTGATGGAGGACTGGAGCATCAAGCAGCTCAAGGCGCTGGCGTCCATAACGAAGAACTTCCGCAGGAAAATTCTGGAGAGCACGGCGAGGCGCACGACTTTTGCTCCTTCTGAGGGCAAGGTTGAGAACTCTGTGTCTTTTGACGACATCTTTAAGATATAAGAGGTGGTGAAAAATGCCCATAACTACGACCGTAATCAACACCGGTATAATGAACCGCCAGCAGGCGGAGGCTTTTGTGAGGCTCGCCCAGGAGCCCACCGTCCTGCTGAAGGAGGTTCGCACGAAGGTTGTGAACCACCCCAAGGGTCAGATTGACAAGATAGCGGTGGGTGAGCGCCTGCTCCGCAAGGTTGGAGAGGCTGCGACTCCCCCGGCAGAGGTTGACCCCACCTTCTCCAAGGTGGACTACGACACCGTTAAGGTGATGCTGAGGTACAGCCTCACACGTGAGGCTATCGAGGACAACATAGAGAGGCAGGGACTGGTGAACACCGTTACCACGATGTTCGCCAGGCAGTTCGGTATTGACCTGGAGACACTGGGCTGCGTTGGCGACTCCACGAGCGCCGATGCCTTCGTGAGCATAGATGACGGCTGGGTGAAGATAGCCCAGAACAGCGCAGCCGTCAACACCTTCGACAACGCCGGCAACGGCATCAGGAAGGAGGTGTTCAGCGGTCTCATAAAGGCTCTGCCCAATAAGTACCGCACCATGCCCGGGCTTAGCTGGATAATGAGCCCCAACACCTACGAGGACTACAAGGACTACCTCACCAACAGGGCTACACCCGCCGGCGACCAGATACTGGTGGGCAGCTCCCCGGACGACTTCTCCGTCCGTCCCAGGGGTATCCCCGTCATAACACCGCCCGCCTTCCCGGACACCGAGGTGTGGCTCACCTTCCCGAAGAACCTCATCTTCGTGGTTCAGAGGGATATAACGGTGAGGAGCACACAGGTGTCTGACGATGTGCTCGACCTCGACCTGTACGCCAAGTGGAACATGACCGCCAGAGTGGACTTCGTTATCGAAGAGCCCTCTGCCATAGCCAGGGTTGTGAACCTGTAAACCCCCTAACCTTTTAATTTTTTCAGAGGTGGTGTAAATGGCAACGATAAAGGTGAACTTTGGCGAGGGTGGAGCCAACGTCGCCCCGAAGGGTGCTCAGGGCAGTCCCGACCTCGCTACGGCTCTCAGGGACATCGCAGATGACCTCGCCATGCTTAAGGCTGCTGTTGACCAGCTCATAGCTGACCACGGTGGCACAGTAGCTCTGGTGAATGAGCTTAAGGCTGACTTTAACGCAGTCCTCGCCAAGCTTGACCTTGACGCTGGTGTCTCCGACACTGACTACGCTGCACTCCACAGTACGACAACTGCTGATGCTACCAACACAGCAACCACAACGGCTATCAAGACCGTGAAGGGTTAAATCCCTGAGAGGTGGTTGGGATGGGCAAGGAGAAGATGAAGGTAAAGGAGAAGTGGACTATCAGGAAGTACAGTGATTACGACGCCTTCCTGCGTGATGAGCCCTACGACGTAGCCACGATTGAGGGCAACCTCGCCCTTAACGTAGGCATCGAGGAGATGTGGAAGCTCATCACCGGCGATACCACGGCGGTCAACTACGGCAATGCCAACGCCCAGCTCGGCGTGGGTGATAACGCAGCTCCTGCCTGGGCTGCGAGCACCGCTTACAACGTCGGGGACAGGGTAGAGCCTACGACCGCCAACGGCTTCGTTTATGAGTGTACAACTGCCGGTACGAGCGATACAGTGGAGCCCACCTGGCCAACAACCGAAGGTGCGACCGTTACTGATGGGACGGTCGTGTGGACAGCCCACTCCAAGACGGAGGATGCTGCCCAGACGGGACTGGTGGGTGCCAACAGGACTTACGTCGCCGTGGATGCCGGCTACCCGGTGATAGCCACTCCCAAGTGCACCTGGCAGGCTACCTTTGACGGTACGACCGCCAACCATGCCTGGCAGGAGTTCGCTATCAGCAACGGCAGCATAAACCTCAACAGGAAGGTGAGCGACCAGGGCAGTAAGACCGCCGGGCAAGTGTGGACTCTCACACTCGAAATAACCATGCAATGATGAGGTGAGGGTGTGGCGGAGTACATAGACGGGCAGATTCTATTTGCCAACGATATAAACTCCATCACCCGGTCTTTGAGGAAGGTTCACGTAATCCGGGGATGGGAGGTTACCGAGTCCGCCACACCTGACCTCAACACCAACGTAGCCCCGGGCTCGGGCTACATAAACGGGACGGTCGTGGAGACGACCACCACGACCACACTCGCCCACACTCCCGATACCGTCAACCCGAAGAAAGACCTGATAATCTGGAACAGTGCGACCGGGGCTCTCGAAGTCGTCGCCGGCACTCCTGCCGAGGTAGCCCCCGCAGGAGAGACCGACCCCCGGAAGATGACCTCCCCGGCACCTCCTGCACCCCCTAACGCTGATGATATAATCATAGCAGAGGTGTACGTCCCCGCCAACGCAACCGCAATAACGAATGCCGAAATTTTCGATAAGCGGAATTTCGGGGTTGCTTACGTCAAAATGGCGGACATAGACCCTGCTATTTTGAATGCAGCCAACGGACTGGTGCAGCTTGACTCGGGTGCCCTTGTACCTCTTGCACAAATCCCTAACACACTCACCGGGAAGGATGCAGATACTGTTGACACTCTTCACGCACAGGATTTGATTAAAAGGGCATATGTTATGAGCATGGTGGTGGGTTAAATGGCTTACGTAACCTCTCTTATAAAGGACATCCCGACATCCGTTACACTGAGTGCTGCCAGCAGAACTATGGAAATCCCCTCCACAACAGTAACTGTAAATAAATCGTATTATTTTAGGGGGGCACATTTTGCATACTGGTATGAGGCACAAAACACACTTACGGCATCTTATGGAACCTGGGCACGCTTTGACGTTTATTACCCTGCATATGATACTAACGGTCTCCTCCCACGCCAGTATAACGCCGTCTCAGGCTATGAAATAAATATTGGGGCTGGTTCTACAACGTACGCCGGACGGGATAGAGGGACACTTCTCCTTAGTGCCCCCACTCTCCTCGAAAATGGCGACTCGATACAAATTATTGGATATTTTTGGACAGATATAGATGGTCTTGAATATACTGTTAACACTCACTATGCATGGTATATCGGGGAGTTCTTAGAGGTGTAGCTATGAAGGTTCTAATTATCCGGAAACCCAATAAAATTATTAAAATCCCGGCAGATACGGTCAAAGGATTATGCAGGTATCCTCAGGCAGAGCTCGAACAGGTGGGTATAACGAAATGTGATAGGTTGCCTGAGCTGAATTTATCGAGGAGGGTGCGTGGGAGGGATAAAATTTCCAACCTAATGGAGAAAGGATATACCGAAGAGGAGGCTATTGAGCTCCTCCTTAAGGCAGGTGAGCTTTAAATGTTAACAGAGAATGAAAAACAAATCCTCACAGGTAAGAAACAGCCTGACGACATATCTGAGAGAGCAGTATTGAGGGCAGTCCAGAGCAAAGCAGGCAACGTTAATCTCGCCCTTCTTTACGATATTGTAACCTACCTCCTTCAGATACGCAGATTAAGAATAAAAATCAACAGGATTAATAATGCTATCACCAACGAACCCCTTGATGATAAGACCAAAGCTCTGTTATCCGAGAAGGTTGTAAATCTAAAGAGTAAGAGGGATAAACTGCTGAAGGAGGTAGAGGGCTGGCTCAGTACTTTGTAGATAACACGGCAGTAACCGCTGCTCTCACTGGTACCCTTACTTTTACCAACGGTAGCACTACCGTAACAGGTAGTGGAACCCTTTTCACCACGGAGCTCGCAGTAGGAGACTACATAAAATCTGACGATGCGACAAATGGGACAGAGTGGTATAAGGTAACTGGCATCACGGATGATTTGACACTCACAATTGACCACGCCTTCCAGCAGGCCACACATTCCTCGACCGCATCTAAGAACAGCAACGACGGGCTGAGCCCCACGACGGCGTTTGCATCACCCCGGCAATTTCTTGAATTGACGCTTTCGCCCGGTGATATTTGTTACCTCCGCCGCGGGCAAACCTGGGTAATCACTGTTGATTTAGGTGCTGCAAGTGATGGTGCTCTTAACAATCCTATCATCATGATGGGTGATGATGGAACTGGCTGGGCTGGAGAGGTGAGTAATGCCCGCCCCATTGTTGATATGAGTACAGTCGCCGGCATCACGCTTTTCATGAATTATGACTATTATTGGGAGTTTAGAGATATTACATTCAAATCTGATGCAATAGATGGCGTAATCAAAAGTATGAGCCTTGGCAAGCTTATTGATGTTGATTTACTTTCGCCGAACCGGAGTTTCCGCCATGAGGCAACTTTCGTGGAGGAGTTGCATTTTATTCGGGTTACGTGTGACGCAGACGTTTACCTCCAGCGTGGGGGTGTGCTAAAAGTATGGGATTCCAACATAGCCGAAATAAACATGTTCGGCGGCGGGGGATTGTATCTCGAAAATTGCACCATAACTACCCTCACCCTGGGCACGGGAATCGTTTGTCGGGGTAAAAATAATAACATCACAACAATTAATATAAATGCTGTTGACGCAGTTTACCACAGTGAGGACGACCAGCAGGTTGTGGGAGCCAATAAGAGCTACTACTACATGGGCACTCTCGAAAAAGATACGACGACGGTGAGGACAGGCAGCAACTCCAGTATAAAGGCGACACCCAACAGCAACGTAGGGGACTTCGCCCGTCTCCCTCTCTTCGAGTATCCCATATATCTCCCTGCATCTCAAAAAACCCTGACGGTCTATATGCTCGGATTTGGGTGGACGACTTTCCCCACATCTTCGGAGCTGTGGATAGAGGTGGAGTACCTCGACTCTTCCACCGGGACTTCGAGGAGCACTGTTAAGAGTACGGCAACCCTCACGAACAACACCGATTGGACTCCATTCTCGGTTACGGTTACTCCCGGTCAGGCAGGCGTAGCGTATCTCAGGGGCTACCTCACTAAGTACGAGCTCAACAGCGGAGTTTATGTTGACCCCGAGCCAGTTATCTCATAGGAGGTGAGATAACTGGCGGTCATCTGGTCTTACGGGCTGCCCAGAATCGAGGGCAAGCTCTGGTCTTACGGTCGTCCTTACTATGTAATCTACTACACATACGTTAGTCCCGGGGCTACGATTGTCCTCGGTCAGTACGCACTGGGCTCTCTGGGCTACTTCCTGGTAACCGTATCAGAGAATATTACTCTGACGGATACTCTCTCCAACCAGGTCACCGCAACCGTCGCAGATACCGTCCAGGTTACTGACTCCGCCACCCTTTCTGTAATCGTAAACGTTGCCGATTTGGTATCGGCAGCGGAGTCCCCCAGTATCACGTCCTCCACAACAGTCCAGGACGTAATCAACCTCTCCGAGACGCCCCTCCTTAACGTTAACATCACCGCCCAGGACGGAATCGTCCTGACTGACTCCATCCTTAACGACGTAGCCCTCATAGTCGGAGAGGTGGTGTCCCTCTCCGATACGACCTCGATAAAGGCGGACGTATCGGTCGCAGATGCAGCGTCCCTCCTCGACACCTTTAGCGTGAAGGCGGAGGTGCCCGTATCCGACGCCTTCACGATTACGGAGGTCGTAACGTCCTTCTGGCTGGAGGGGCAGGTTTACGTCTATGAGACGTTTACCACTTCCGACAGCCTCACCACCTCGGCTGAGGTACCCGTCCAGGACACCGTAACCGCATCGGACGTAATCTCCCACATAGCCGTCTCACTGAAGGTGGCGGACGCCACCACCCTGATTGACTCTCTGCTGACCGAGGCGGGGCTCTCGGTCGTGGACGCCGTGAGCCTCGCCGATGGTGTTGCGCAGGTTTACAGTACCGTTGACCTTCAGGACTCGGTTGCCGTCCAGGACGCACTGACGGAGCTCAGAGCTAAGAGCTCGGTAGAGGACGTGTTGAGCCTCACAGAGAACCTCACCTTCGCCACCAGCCTGAAGGTGGGTGAGAACCTCTACCTAGTAGATGCGGTTGCGGAGATAGCCCGCAAAATCTACATCCGCCTGGTGTTTCTTGCAGAGAAGAAGTACGAGTTCTCCCTCCCGGAGAAGCTCTACACCATCGCAGGCGACCAAAATAAGAAGTACAGTATATTTACTGAGGAGGATAATGATATGTTTTACGTCGGAGAGACTTTTAAGTACAAGGTTCAGATTAAGGACAAGGTATCGGGTGTGCTCTCCGACCCCGATAGCGTCAAGATAACCGCCTACCTTAACGGAGTCAAGAAGATTGATGACCAGCCGATGCTGAAGGAGAGCACCGGGGTGTACTACTACGAGATACCCCTCGACGCACCCGGGAACTGGGTAATCAAGATAACGGCGACCGCCGGGAACATCGTCCAGATTGAGAAGGACACCCTGTATGTGAGGGAGTGAGATGCCACTGATTAGCGAGAGAGAGGTGGGGAAGAGGCTCGGGATTACCTTCTCCGACACCACGACACCCCCGGCAGATGTGGTCAGAGATATTATCGACGAGGCTACGGAGGAAGCTATGGACTACATCACCGCCAACCACGTCGAGGAGAGGGTTGACAACTACGTCCCTCCCTGGATTCGCAGCCCGGGGACAATTGGATACAACGACGGTGTGAACAGGGTCTTTTACCTCCGCAACCTCCCGGTAGCTGACTACGATGCTGATGGACAGCTTACAGATGACGTCCTCATAACTATCTATGATGTGGACAGCGACACCTGGGACTACTCCTACACCGTTACCTCCATCGACGGAATGACGGGCAGGATAGAGCTCTCTGCTGCACCCCCCAAAAATGCCCACGTCTATGCAACCTACCACTCCTACGCCACGGGCAACGTCCCGCCGAGGAGGCTCCTGTCCGAGCTCACCTTCGTGATTACGGCGGAGAAAATCTGGCGCAACGCAAAGTTCGACCTTCTTGACGAATTAATTGAGTCTTATTCTGTTGATGGTGTAAATATCAATAAACCCAAGTCCTCTATCATCAAGGAGGCGGTTAAAGATTATAAACAGGAAAGGGAAAGGATTTTGCGGATGCTGCTGCGAGGAGGTGGGATACTTTATGGGTGAGTACGTTACTCAGGAGCAGTGTAATGAGAGAATGGCGAGAGTCTATTCCCGGATGGACACGGTCATAGAGGGATTTATAGAGGTCAAGAATGATATAAAGTGGATAAAGCGGATTCTGGCGGTCATTGCGGTGCTGGCAGCCAAGTACATGTTCGGTGTTGACATATCCGGAGCCCTGGGGGTATGAGCTTCTCATTCATTCAAAAGGATGTAAAGAGAGTGCTTAACGAAATTGGTAGGGATGTTATATTACGGAAGGTAGTCAAGACGTTAGACCAGTACGGTAATACCACCGCCGTGTCCACCACCGATAAGACCATAAAGGGGTGGATTCACCCGGTAACCTACTCCGACCAGGCTCTCCTCCAGGAGGGGTGGATAGCCGGGAGCGAGGCGGTGGGGCTCTTCCTGGATACCTCAATAGAAGCTCACGACCGGATAGTTGATGGGGACAGGACTTATGAGGTCGTTGACGTCCTCTCAAAGACCAGGATTAAGGACGTTGTCCCCTTCACGAGGGTGAGGCTCAGGCAAATATGATGGGTGTTGATGGGATAATCGAGGTGATGGAGGACTTCACAGAGTCCCTCGGGGGCGATATAAGCAAAACCCTTCAGGATAGTGCAGAGATAGTCCTACAGGAAATCAAGAAGCAGATGCATGAGAGTGATATCTGGACTGGGCAGTTCCTGAAGCAGCTCAAAGTCGAGAAGGTGAATGACTTCGAGTACAGGGTGTACAGCGACGTGTTCTACGCCCACCTGGTGGAGTTCGGGCACAGGGTGGAGCGGTTCTTTCCCCTGTCTTATCCTGGTGGACAGCTCACCCGCCTCGGGGAGTGGGCTATGGACAAGCTGGGGTTCGTCCCCACCGGGAGGCTGAACAGGAAGGGTTACATGATTTTCGTTGACGAGACCGGTGAGAGGATAACGGGACTGGAGTTCAGAATGAGGGGGAAGAAGGTATTCCGGAGGGCAGTCCTCGCTGCCGAGCGGAAGGTGCCCCGGGGGGTAAAGCTGGAGTTCATAACGAAGTACGGAGGTTACTGATATGCCGGAGCCCCACGAGGTAATCGCTGCCTACCTTCAGTCGAAGCTCACTGATTACAACACCGGCAGGAGCACCTCACAGTGGATTTACACCCGCCACCCCGAGGTATTCGAGATGAAGGAGTTCCCCATCGTGGTGGTCTCTCCGGTCGGGGAAGTCTCGGAGGTTGCCGGGGTGGGGGTGGACGACACCTGGGACACGGTTCAGATTGAGATAAGTGTCATCACGAGGCGGGACGTGTTCGTCTCCGGGATGGAGAATGAGAAGCTGGTGAACACGATATGCAGAGATATAAAGAAGGTGCTGCGGACTGGCTGGAAAAACGATATTCAGGGCTTCTACAACTTTACCGTAGTCAACAATACTCCTGTTCCCTATGACGAGGCGAATATGCTCTATAAGAGGGTTATGACTGTTCAGTTTAATCTTATAAATGCAGGAGAGTGATAAGAGATGTTTGTGGGTAAGAAGAGCAGGCTGAGCTATGCGGTTGAGAGCTCTTACGGTACTGAGGCAACCCCTGACCGCTGGTTGGGGATAGTTACCCGGGTGGAGGACGGCGGAAATAAGAATGACCTCATCATGATTAAGGGTGTGGACTCCGACACCCTCAATGTAGATGCCTACCTCAGGGCTGTGATGAGGAGAAGCATAGATATTACCCTGCTCCTCCAGCACGGTGCCCCCCTCGCCTGGGTGTGGGGGCAGGACTCCGTGGTGGACAACCTGGACGGCACCTTCACCCACACCCTCACCGAGGCTGACCTGAAGAGCTGCACGATTGAGGTTGCCGAGCGGGACTACTCCGGCGACCACGTGGAGAGGTATCTGGGGTGCAAGCCCAACACATTCCGGGTGGAGTGGAATGCTGGCAACCCGGTAACCCACACCATAAATGTTATCGCCCAGGACACCACACACCCTGATGCGGTTACTCCGTACAACACGACCAACGACGCCTTTAAGAAGTACACCGCCTACGACATCGCCCCCCTTCAGTCAAAGCAGGTTGACGTAACCATTAACGGTGTTGACCTCTCGACCACAATATCCGGGAGCATAGAGCTCGACCACGGGCTGGTGGCTGAGCCAGTGTGCGACTCTGCCCTGGGTGATAAGATAGCGGAGCCCTACCCCACGAAGAGGGAGTTCACGGTTACTGTGAGAGGGTATGTGCCCACTGACGTTTACTATGATTCCATCCTGGGGATGGACACCGGGGACAGGCTCACAGGCGTAACCGAGATAAAGATGAGCAGGAGTGCCACTGACTACGTAAAGTACGTAATCAGCAACCCGATAGTGGAGAGCATATCCAAGCCCATAGATGTTGATGCGGAAAGGACTGAGTTCACCATCGTCCTGAAGCCCACCAACGTTACCGTGGAGATTATGGACACAATAGGCGTTAACTACCTCACAGGCGTCTAAATAACCAAGGGAGGGAGCTAAATGGGAAAGTACTTCAAGGAAGAGAGCGATATTGTTGAGAAGGAAGTATTTGGGGATACCTGGAAGTTCAGGGTGCTGAGCTCCGGGAAGCTGGCACGCCTGACGGCGAAGTTCTACGACAGCTATACCGGAGAAGTGGACTCCGTGGGATACGTGGAGGCACTCCTGAAGGAGTGCCTTGTGGAGGTGCCCGAGGACTTCAAGAAGGAGTTCGAGAAGGTAAGGGGCAGGAAGTGGAAGGGTACTATCAAAGACATCCAGGACATGCCCGCCCCACTTTACACGAAGCTCGGGCAGATTGTGAATGAGATTCACTCCCTGGAGGTCGAGGAAAAAAACTCCTGAGGGGGGCTGTCAGGACTGGTAGCTCCGAGAATCCCTGGATAATGTACCGCTATAAGCGGTTCATTCTCTGCTACCTTTTGAACCTGACGCCCCGGGAAGTGGACGAGATGCCGGCTCCCCTGGTGGAGGAGCTGTGGGTCATGCTGAATGAGCAGAAGCTGAAGGAGAGTGAGGTAATAAGGGATGCCACAGGGTAAGGACACCTATGTGCTGGTGAGTCTCAAAGAGTTCGTGAACCTCACCAGAAAGGCTCAGCAGGCGGTGGAGCAAAGCTCAAAGAGCATGCAGAGGCACTCGAAGAGCACGAAGAACAGCTTCGACGAGCTCTTCGAGAGCGTGAGGGTGGGCACAGACAGGTTCAGGCTCCTCGCCCTTATCGGTATGGGTACCCTCGCCATGCTCTTCATGAATACGCCGATTATGCAGGCTGGCTTTGAGATGATAAAGGCATCCCTGACCATGCTCTTTATCACCATGCAGGACTATGTGCTGCCGATGCTGAAAGCCTTTGCAGACTTCATAAAGCAGATTAACGACGAGCTGAAGCGTGATGAGGGGCTCCGGGAGCTGGTCGCCATTCTCACCGCCGTGGGTGTGGGGTTCGCAGTCCTCTCCGCCCTCGCAGTCCCAGTCCTGCTGATGGTAAAGACTCTTAACGGCTTTATATTGATGCTCTCAAAGGGACTCAGGAGCCTGGGTAAGAGGATTCTCGCTATCCGTCAGCTCGGGCTCGGCGTGGTGCTCAGAGGGTGGGCTCGACTCCTCGGCAGGATAGCCCTACCTCTGACCATCGTCATGGGGTTGATGGATAACTGGAAGGAGATTCTGGTTGACGTTAAGAACTTTATATCCGCCACCACCGTCGTGGCGGAGGGCTTCAAGAAGGTTATTATCGGTCTCGCCACCCTGAACTTCTCCCTGATAGGGCAGGGGCTCAGCATGATGTTCAAGGGCTTCATGTACCAGTTCAAGTACTTCGTTGACTTCCTGGTTGACCTGGTGGAGGGTATCCTGAAGGGCTTCGACGATATCCTGGGGCTCTTCGGGGTGAAGATGAACCTCGCGGGCACGTGGGAGAAGTTTTTCAGGCAGTTCGGGATTGGTACGACGGTCGGGGATGCGATAATCACGCCCCGGGGTGAGGTAATCAGGACGAGCCCTGGAGACTGGATAATTGCCACGAAGAATCCGGGGCTCGGGACGGCTATCACGGTGAGCTTCGAGGGTGCGAACATATACCTTTCTGATGCCTTCGACCTGGAGGACTTAGCAGATGGGATAGCCTCCAGGATTAACGACAGGCTCAATCTGACAAGATGAGGGAGGTGGAGCATGGCTGAGTGGGTGATTGGTTACCCGGACGGACTGGACACTGCTGCGACTGAGCAGGACGGGATGAAGCTGTACAACCCCGCATTCGCCAGCTCCGCCTCCCTCGCTCCCTCCCCACCCAAAAAGAGCTACTTCTCGGTGTCCTCGGTAACGTTTAACAGCACCACCGGGAACACTGAGATAGTGGGCTCCGGTGTGAGCTGGGGAGTGGACGACTTCGCCAACGGGACGGTCGTAATCAGGAGCTGGGAGAGTGGCGGAGTAGGGATTGGCTGGAGAGTTGCCTCCAACGATGCAACCACGCTGTACGTCAGCGGGGACGTATCAGGGCAGATAGCAGTGGGGGACTGGATGGAAGTTCAGAATGGCGCCTCTTCCGTGAAGTTCAGCACAGATTTAGCCCAGTACAACCCCATCCGGAAGGAGCTGAAGCGGGGCTTCCAGGACAAGGACTTCGCCATGCCGTACTTCGACGCCGGCATAGTCGTCCCGATGGGTTATAGTAGAGACGAGCTCTCCTTCATTGTACATATCCGCCCCACGGGCACCATGACCGCCCAGCAGGTTCTCGACCAGCTAAGCACTCAGCTCCTGAAGCGTCTCGACTATACGGGCATGAATGCATTCGTCAGCAGGAACAACGTGGCTCCTCAGATTATTGATATGGGTGGGGAGCAGGTGGTGGCGTACATTAAGGCGATTCAGCCCGTCTATGACCCTAAAAGCCTCGGGAAAGTGATTGAGCTAAAAGTCCAGGCGTTTATCGTCCACAACAGATGAGGGGGGAGTGAATGTACCGGGTTTACCACAACGGTGTGCTGATACCCAACGTTGCGAGCGTAAAGGTTAAAGCCTACCACAGCAGCATATCTGAGTTCGAGGTAATCGTTGCGAACCCGGACGCCTCCTGGAGGAGCACCCTTTCCGTGGAGAATGGGTGTGGATATAAAGACCAGTTCAGGATTGAGATATTCCGGGGCTCCGAGAATGTGCTCGGGGCTAACCGTGGCTTCTTTTTGCTTAACGTCGAGAAGAAGGGCAGGAACCTGAAGCTAACGGGGCTGTCCTACGAAGTCCTCCTCCTGAATGAGAAGGCTCTTCCTGAGAAAAACTTCGAAAAGGTAAACTGGACGGATACTCAGATTATTGATGCCCTGATAGCTGATTTTAGCACCACAATTGCCTCCACGTCCCACGGTGGGACTGCCGTAACAATCCCTTCATTCAGGGCTGAGAATCAGTCAATAGCGGACAGGCTGGACGCTATCCGCAAAATCACCGGCAGGGAGTGGTACGTGGAGCGCCAGGCTGCCAATACTTTCGTACTGGTTACGGATAACCCCATCACCTGGGGCACGTCTTACACCACCCCCAACCCCAACACCCTGAAGCTCTACGAGGACATAGGGCTGTCCTCCCACCTGAGCGGGGTCAGGGACGTGGTGAATGAGGTCACCGTGGTGGGGACGGGGGACGGGAAGGATAACCAGGTCAGGATTACGATGCCCAATGAAAGGGGCTGCACCGGGGAGAATGATACGGTCAACAGGACGTGTAACCCTCCCGTTGCCGGGTGCACCGGGGTTGCGGGGAACTACCTGTGCAACCACCCCAACGCAGTCTCCTCCCAGGCTAAGTTTGGCAGGGTAACCTCCGAGCCATACGTGGACAGGAGCATAAGCACTGTCGAGGAGGCGATAGAGGTTGGTAAAAAGCTCCTCGACGAGCGCTGTGGCTACGATGCCAACACCGGGGCTTTCAGCGGGTGGGAGAGGATTACTCCGAAGGTCAGGTACGTCCCCACGGTCTATAAGACCGGGGAGTGGATTAAGGTAGTGGACAACAACACCGGTGTGGAGCGGATTGGCAGGGTTCAGGAGGTTTACTACTCCTTCTCGGGGAGAGGGGAGAGTGTACGCTTCAACATCGTTAACGGGGAGATTGACTCCCTCATCAAGGTGAAGCGGGACACCCTCTCCGGGAATACCTCGGGGATTGGGGCTACCAACATCTATGCGGTGAGCCATGCAGGGAACTCGGGGAGGAATGCTGCGGGGACTCTCATTCCTTTAAAGATGGTGTTCAGAATCCCCGACGACGTGAAGAGAGTTAACAGGGTGCTCCTCACATGGGATGTGTCGCCCTTCAGGATTTATACTGACCAGCTCCCGACGTACACCAACCCCACCCTGACGGGCTCCGTGAACAGCGGTGGACAGCACAACGTCCTCGCCCACAACAACCCCCAGGACAACTCGGGACTGAACAGCATAGGCACCACCTGGACTGATATAACTTCCGTCTCTCTCAGCTTCGGTACTCAGCAGGATGTGCTCATCAGCGTTGCGATATACAACGCCACCGGGAGTGAAGCCACAGTCCATATCCGTGGGAGGCTGGTTACCTCTTCCGGCGTCGTTATCTACTACCCGGTTAACGATAGTGCAGATACCGGGCAGTACGTCAGAAAGATAGCGATTGACACCTACGGACTCTTCCAGATAAGGATTCCCGCATCTGACGTTTACAATATCTCGGGAGGGACTCTCTACATCCAGGGCTACTGTGAGGAGGGCACCTTCCCCCTGTACTATCAGGTGAACTGCACGGAGTACGGAGTTCACGGGCATGACGACTCCTTCGCCCTGAGCGGTGGTGGAGGGGGTGCCAACGCAGGTGTGGACGAGATTACAGAAACCTATGACCATGTTCACATCCGGGTAAATGGTGTGGACGTAGAGACGGCAGGTGCTCTGAGCAGCACCGACTACGACATATCTGCCCATATCACCAGCTCCGGCTGGCACACCATAGAGATATGGGTTGAGGACGCAGGGAATGCCGTACAGAATGCCTGGATAAATGCAGGAGCGTATATAAAATGCTACGTGGAGTCCAAATAGGGTTGGTGGTGCTGATGGTAGTCGCAGGTAATGTAGCTGGCGGGCTGTTTAACCTTTCGGGATATTCCCCCGGGGACAGGTATCCCATCGGGAAGGTTTACAGCTCTGAGAGCGGGGAGAAGATAAAGTACGGGATACTCACGAACAGAACAAAGGAGTACGACCTGAGAGACCTCATCCTCAGAGGAAAGGTGGTGGAGTACTTCGATGGTGAGAAAACTATCGAGTACCTTGTCCCAACTCAGGTTCTGGACAAGCAGGGCAACGTAATCATGGATACCAGGGAGATAGAAGGGTACCACAGCTTCCCCGATTTGATTCGGGAGGCGAGAGAGAGGCATAAATCTCAGAAAATCAGAGAGGAGATACGCAGAGAGGTCGAGCAGCAGGTGCAGCCACAGAGTGTTAACACATCCGTTAACACCACACCTGTGAACAATATTTCACAGGACATCCTCACGAAGCTCGAAGAGGTAAACACAACCGTTAACAACCTCAGCCAGCAGGTACAGGAGCACGAGCGCAGAATCTCCTGGCTGGAGCAGATGGTCAGGAAGATTCTGGACTGGATTAAGAGGACTTTCGGGACTGTCCTCTAATACTGGAAATTTCCATAAGTATAGCAACTGTTGCTTATAATAAGCAACTCTTGCATTACTCTATTTTCATTCAGTCAAAGGCAACCGAATAAGAAAAAAATATATTATATTTTTTTAACAGTTAACCAGTACTCGATAACTACCAAGACCCAGTTACTATCTTGATACATTCCAAGCCATTACCTACAGTATGTACCCTAACACTAAAAGTATTACCCTCCCACC